AAATTTCTGTATCTGTACCGTCTGATACTTTAAATTTGTTTACTGATCGTTGAGATATTATCCACGCAGTAGCAGAAGCTTCAGATTTACCAGTGAAAAAATGGCGTGTAACTTGAAGTTTGCCATTCCCTTCTCCAAAATATTTACTGTTAACTGGTCTTCCCATTTTACTCTCCTATTATCCTATTATAATACTATTTATCATTAAAAGAGAAAGCCCGAACATAGTCCGGGCTTCCAATTCTAGTTAATTCAATCCTAAAAACTAGATTATATCTACTGTTCTTACTGAGGCAGAAGCCGCATTACTATCACTTAATGTATAAGGATATTTGTCGGTTCCTTCAGTAATAACTGTTCTATTGAAGAACTTCGTAACTTGTGTAGCAGTTCCACTGTCGTCTTTAGCATTAACAATAAATTCACTAGGATCTAAAGCACCTTGTGCCTTATTGACTAAAGTCATTACTTCTTCTACACCATCGGCATTGACAAGAAATTTGCTAGTTGATTTTTGTTTAACAATTGAACCAGATGCTTGTGACTCTGCGCCAGTTTTCTTTCTCCAAGATGTAACTTGAATATTACCTGCGGCTGTTCCAAAGTTTCTTTTGTTGATAGGTCTTCCCATTTTTTTCTCCTTTTAAACGTTCTAAGTTTACGGGGTGTTGTCCCCATAAGTCCCTTATAAGCAAGGGCCCCTTCTCGTGTATTATATTTATCAAGAGAAAGCCCAGACCAACGTTTGTATGTCGATCTGGGCCGATTTTTGTAGTGGAATTGGGCGGACTTGGTTACACCGCCAAACATGGTTCACAGATACCGTTCTATTGTACCACGTAACCTGTACCCGACTGGTAAGTCGATTTGGACAAGCGCCTTTCAGCTACCCACCCTGGGTACCACCCCTGTACAGTCAAGTTCACCCCTCTGGTAAGAGGTTCTTCCTTGCACAATTCCTACTTAAACAGAGCTACCGTCTAAGTATTATTATTAATATAACATCTTATAGTTAAAAGTCAAGTCTTTTTTTAAAATTCTGTGGATAAGTTTATCCAAAATAGAAAAGAAAGGGCGATCCTAAGACCGCCCTCTCAATTTTAGTAAATGTAATAATCTCTAATTATTAAGAGAATGTTACGCCTGCTAATGTTACAGTACCCAAGTAGTCAGCCGCATTACCAAGAGATGATGCTGTGTTGTTTAACTCAACATATCCATATCTTGTCATGAAACTTACAACTGGTTCAAATGACGCTGGGTCTAACACAACACCGCTTGACATCAATGGGATGTATGGGCAGTAGAATGCCGGAGCATCTGCTTCACTTGTTCCTTTGTAACCTACAAGGACTTTTGTATTATCAGCCGCATATGAATCAACATATACTTTCATCGCACCGTTTAGTGTTCCTACAAATTTAGTATTTGTTGGAGCTTCAAAAGTGCCTTCAGTTGTTCTTGCGAACGCTGAAGTTGTTGCTGATTGTAGGATTGTTAATGCTTCTGGTGAAACAACAGCCCAGTTACCAGCACCACGACGTGTGCGTTGAGCGATAGTGTTTGCAACACGGTTGACTAGTACAGCCAAAGCCGCGTGTTCGTCACCGACGAACGTTGCAGTACCACTAACACCCGCTTGATTATACGCCTGTTCGTTTGTAGTACCCGCTAAAGCACGTAAAGATGCAAGAACTTCTTGATCAATTTCAGCAGTAATTTCTTGGGCTAATGCCGCCATAATTTCTGCTTCTATATCAATACCTTGCTGTGCTTGTGCGTCTTGTGCCGATTCAAAAGTCCAGCGAGCTGATAGCTTTCTAGTCTTTGCTTCGACAGTTTGTTTTAAGATTTGAATGCTTAGACGTTTTCCAGCTTCACCTTCTAGCGCCGCAGTTGCAGTCGCTCCACCGCCTGACGCGGCTCCAGTTCCTGAATATGCTTCAGCAATCTTAAATGGTGAAAGTGCTTCTTCACCGACTTCATTACCCAAAGTTGCGTCTGAGTAACGTACTCTTAATGTATGGATTTGTCCAACTGGGCCAGTCATTGGTTGTACACCAACCAATTCATTAGCTATTACAGTCGGCATAACCCGTCTTATTACCGGAAGGATAACTCTATTTAGAGTTGCAACATTACCTGCTGATGTAGATCCAGCGGTAGCAGTCTCATTCAACCACTTGCGTGTGTTTTCAAGAGTACTTGCCATCACTGCTTTCTTATTGCCACTAAGGCCTTCACAAAGAGCGGTTTTGGTATCCTGCCAGCGATTTTCTAGTAGTTCTGACATTGTTTTCTCCTTAATTCAATCCTGCAAGTCTTCGAATGTCAACAATATTACTTGTCGCTTCCGAGCTTACACTACTAACGTTAGATTCTTCTTTATTGCCTGTTATTGCTTTTGCCTCTGATTCCGTTAATGTCGCCTTCTTCTTCTCTGGAGTTTTCCCGTCGATAACCGCCGGCATATACTTGTCAAACTGTTTTTGCAATTTGTCAGTATGTACACTTTCCAGTAAGTCATTCATAATACCACGCTGTTCTTTGCTCAAAGGAGCAGTTAGTTCAGACATAATATCTTTTCTCTTAGCCGCATCAGAAATTTTAGAAATTTCTGCATCTTTCTCTGCGATAACTTTTGATTTTGCATCAGCTTCTGTTTTAACTTCTTTAATTTGTCCATCTTTAAGATCAACAAGTTTCATAAGTTTAGCAGATTCTGATTTCTCATTTAAATAACTGTTTGAGTATTCATTAGCGAACGTTTCGAAAATTTTGCGACCAAAATCATTTCTACGTGCTGAGTCAATATCTTCTTTAAGTTGGCCAATTTCTTTTGTAAGTCCTTTACCAACAACATCAGATACCAATTTAGCACTCTTTTCAACAAATGTTGACTTAACTTTGTTGAGATGTTTTTTAGCTTCACGTATAAGTTTTACCTTAGTTTCAGCTAAATCTTTCTTATCTTCGTGGAACTCTGCAATTTCTTTAGACAAAGCTTCTACAACAAATTCCTCAAGTTTGCCAAATTTACTTGACATAACTTTTTGGTCTTCATGTAATTCAGAAACTTCTTTCTTCAATGACTGCATAACAAACTCTTTTAGCAAGTTTGCGTTTTCACGCATAGCAATAACATATTTTGCTCTTGCTTCTGCTAACTGTTTGCGGTCGTCAGTGAATTCGGAAATTTCTTCCGCTAATTTTTCGCTCACCATACTATCGATTGCTTCAACCATTTGTGCTTTATCGTGTGCATATTTTGATGCGAACTCTTCGCGAAGTTCAGCAGTGACTTCAAGTCGGCTTTCGCTAACTTTCTTGTCCCATGCTTCTTGAATTTCAGCTCTGATCTCTTCAGAAATTGCGTTGTTTTCAAAGAGTGATTTCAGTGCGTCCAACATTATATTCTCCTTATTACTGGAGCCCTTTGATGATATTCACCAAAGACTTCTTTAAATAACTTTGCGCCTTTACGTCGCCTTCTAGCTCACGTGCCAAGTTCATAGCCTTATACCCCCCACGAGTATTAAGTAACTGCTCGTATATAGGGGTTGGGTATGCCCCTGGAGCACTGGGTTGAGCAACTACATCCACCGTAATGATTTCGTAATCGCTTACTTGTCCGGATCCGTCTTCTGTGACGTTTCCGCTACCACGTGACGAGACGCCTAGTTTAACTCCGCTTTCAAGCATTGTTGAAACTATTTGTCCCATCGGCGTAGGTAATATTTTAAGTTTCCCGTAACCGTTTGGTCCATCCATCCACATTTCTGTGATCATATGGCTCACACGGTCTAGATTAATGTTTAGGCCTTCAGGGTGATCAACTTCGCCAAGAACTGAATATCCACCAGTTATTTGATCATTGAGAGTGTTGACAGCTCTACCTATCTCGGTAACAGGGTAAACACGCTGATTGGCGTTTTTAACCCCACCCTGGATGCAAATACCTTTTAAATAAAGATCTTTACCACCCTTGGTGTTCTCGGTAGTCTCTATGACCATTTTAGCTTGGTCGAATGTCAAGTTCTCACGTAAATTGAGCAAACCCTTGTCTCCTAACATTATTACGAACCTATTACTGAATCAGTATTAGTTCCGCCTTCTTCGCCTTTTCCCTTTTTCTCGGTACCGTGGCCTTTAGAATCAGACTTTAATGACTTGCTTGCCTTTCCACCTGGAACATTAACGTTACCAGCTGTTTCGTCTTTAGCATCGTTGCCAGTTAGTCCAGTATTTGAACCACCGCCTTCTCCGCCTTTAGCAATATTAGAGGCTGTGCCTCCCATGTCATTTTTGGAAGCTACTGTAGATTTTGTATTAGTACCACCTGTTTCTCCACCGCCTTTTGTTTCAGCGCCGTGTCCACTAGATACTTTTGTTACATACTCTCGCATTAGCTCTGTACTTGATTGTGGTGCAGTTGCTTTCGCTTCTTTACCTTCAAATGCAGGTTTTTCCTCTGCTTCTAGATCGGATGGAAATCCACCCTCTGCATCATCATCACCTTCATCGTCACCAGCATCGTCATCAGCATCGACATCGTCGTCGCCATTGTCGTCACCAGCATCGTCGCCGTCTTTGTCACCCATCATGGCGTCAAATTCAGCTTTAAGGTCATCAAGTGCATCTTCTAGGTCAACAACTCGGTCTTCAAGATCTTCGTCATCTCCATTACCTTCGTCGCCGCCTTCCTCATCATCACCGCCTTCAATGTCGCCGATCATAGCATCTGCTGGATCACCGCCCATATCGTCGGGTGCTTCTGTAGGAACCTCTTCTACTGGCGTGATGTCAACAAGTTCTTCTTTAACTTCTTTTTCATCTTCGTCAGCTTTTTCGTCAGCTTTTTCGTCAACTACTTTGTCGTCTTCATCAGCTTTTTCGTCTGATTTTTCGTCGACTTTTTCATCTTCGTCAGCTTTCTTGTCTTCTTTTTCATCAACTTCAGAGTCTTTTTTTGCCGCTTCGTCTACTTCGACTTCTGGCATATCGTCATCTAAAAGTTTTTCGTAAATTGTTCTGGATTTATCAACAACTATTTCATGAAACAGTTCTTCCGCACCAGCACGGTCTTCCGCAATGAGCTTTTCTAACATTTGCTCAAATTTATTTTGGTTTGCCATTTTAAATCTCCTGTTTGTTTAGATATGGTAAGGCTGTCGTATAATATTTATGGTTATTCTGGAAAAGTACGTGGTTATCGGCCAAATACGAGCCGTTTACATTAAGATTATAGGATCTTGAATAAGTCCTTAAAATCTTGAACGGTCATATGCTGTAGGTTGCCCCATGGCTTTAAATTGTCTGGAGTGAAAGATTCCCTTTCAGCTATTACTCGTATATATCTCTTTGAGGGATTTTTTTGTATTATGGTTGATGTTTGTCTAGCCCAGTTACCATGATATGTAGCAGTAGCATCTGATCTTTTATAATTTTCAGTATCTGCGTATATGTTATTAAGTTTTTTATTAAGCCCTTCATAATCAAATCCTAAAATATAGATATCTTGATTATTATGCTTTTCTTCACTAGCTAAATGTAAGGCTGTAGGACCAGTACTCCAACCTAAACTAGGATTAAAGTAGTTAAATTTATTAAAATCTTTATATGATTTATTAGGATTAGTCCATACTTCGTGTGTAAGTTGCCAACCACTACGATTAATTTCCGCAATCATTTTACTGTCAACAGCTACTAAATAATCTGGTTCAAATTCTCTATATAAAGCATTACAGCCGTATATTTTACTTCCTGGGGGACTATTTTTTTTTAATTGGTGTAAATCGATTGATTTTCTACTAGTGCCGTTCCCTATAATGAACGCCGTAGTTGATCTAGACATTGTCTAGACCGCCGCTTCTGCATTAGCCGCCAGTCCGTACATTTGACGTACGAAGTGTAGCTCTTTTACTTGCTCCTCTTTATGCAGTTCTGCCGCTTTGCGTGTTTTATTGATTTGACGTAGGGTTAGTTTAGTTTTTCTTGTGTCGTCACGTTGGACTATAGATTCGTCGTCTATCGGATCGTACTCCTTGTTGTCGACAGGCTCTAAAGTCTCTTTATCAAAATAAAATATTTCTCTTAACGTTGTCATACTACTATTTATGCTCCTGGTGGTGGTGTTGCTCCACCTGCCGGTCCCGGGCCGCCTGTTGCTGTGTCTGGCGCCGGAGCCGCACCGCCATCTACTGGTGCCGCCTCTTCACCTTCAGGTGCTTCGTCTTCCATACTTCCCATGTCGTCGACCATACCTGCACCACTAATTCCTGCACCTCTCATTTCGCCTGCGGCGTCAGTAGGTACTGGTGTTAAGTTTTCATCATTCTCTTCTTTCCATAGACGTTCGTTTTCAGCAAGTTCCTCATCGGTTAAGCCTAAGAATCTTGCCATAGCAAATCTATTTGAAATATAAGGAACAGCACTCATTTGTGTATATGTTGGTACACGAGCGTTGTCAAGTTCGCTTTGTCTGTAACTTGCAAAGTTTTGTGGTGGTTGCATTTTAACATCAAACATAGATGTATCAATGTTTACACCTTTTTCTAAAAGGTAACGTTTAAATTCTTGATTGAATACTTCTGTAATTAAACTTTGTAGTCTTTCACAATAATTATTAAAACGTAATTCTTGGATATATGCTGTACCAACTCTACCGTCTTGGTAGTTGCTTTGTCCATCATCTGGACCTGTTGGTAAGTAAGAACTTGGAATACGTAATCCACGAACAAGTTTATTAGTAAAATATCTTAAGTCGTCAATCTCACCTAAGTTAGTACCACCTGGTAGTGTTTCTACTTTAGATCCTCTTCCTTCTGCTGTTTGTGGGAAAAAGTAATCTTCATTTATAGATAATGGATTGTACGCACTATCTATAACGTTTTGACCACCCCCAGTTGACGAAGGTATTCGTCTTTGATGAATGTCAGTCTTAACACGTTCAACAAATTGCATAGCCAAGTGGCTCGGCATATTACCTACATCAACGTAGAATACTCTACGTTCAGGGGCTCTTTGTACTCTATAAATTATAATTGCGTCTTCTAGTAATTCTTTTTGTTTATAAACTTTAAAAATACTTTCTAGTAATGAGTTACCAAATGGAAAGTTATTATCTAGTCCTTCTGATAAACTAAGGTGTATAACATTTTCAGCATCAATGGCAGTTTCTTTTATTTCTTTCATAAACCTGCTACCACTAGCGGCTGTGGCATTAGCGGCTCCAACATATCCACGTACTCCGCCTTGTAAGTAACCTCCACCACCTCCAGTAACATTACCTGTTGTTTGATGTGGAGTTGTAGCAACCATATCTCTAAAGTTTAAGTTTACATCTCTAATAATATATTGTTCAGGTTTTTTGCCTTCTGATTCGTTTACAATTATGCGTGATACTTTTGCTGGATCAACATGAAACCATTTTTTAGTTTCAGGATCTCTAATAAAAAATGCATCACCATATTTGAAAATATTACGTACAATTCTAAACATACGTGTATCAAATTTTTCTAGTTTAGTCCATTGTAGTAAATATTGTGACAGTACTGTAATTTCTGAATTTGTAGCTTTTTGTTTAAAGTCCATTATAAATGGAGTTTGATTCTTTTTATTTTTTTGTGTGCAAAACTCTGCTAAAATATCTAATGCGGCATTTACTTCTGAATCCATATCCATAGTATTATATTGTCCATATCGTTCAACACGATTTGGAGAACCAACATATACGTCTGGTAGGTAAGAACTATAATTTGCTTGGGCTGGACCCATGCCTTGATTTGGCATACCTCCTAAGGGACTATAATTCCCGTCAGATGATTGTTTAGTTGTTACTGGTGTAAAATATCGTTTCCAACTCATTGCTTATCCTATAGTGTTCCTGCGTTATCAACCGCGCCAACAATCTTTTTGCCAATGTTATTACTTACTTGTTGTTCGTATATTAGTTGTTGCAATACAGTATTTAACTGATTAAGAGCTTCAACAGTCTCTTTTCCGGAGTTTCCTACTGACATATTGATACTGTTTTTCATTTCATCACTCATACCACTATATGTTTTTTGGTATTTTTTAAGTTCAACAATTAAGGATTTAATAGCTGTTACTTGAGCTTGAAGATCTTTAGCGGCATTCAATTGAGTAATAAATGTTGCAATACCTTCTAATCCTGTTCCTATTGATGCTAAATTAGAAGCATCAACACCTTCAAATGCTTTAAGGCCGTCGGCCAACTCTTGAAATTGATTATCTCCGCCACCAAATAAACTACCAACCCATTTGCTAAATCCTGACCAAGCACCTTCACCAGTAAATTTACTTGTACCTTCATACAATGCCGAAATTGCTGGTCCAACTGCTTGAAGTTTAGTTGCATCAACATTATTAAATGCATTCATTGAGTTTGCTAAACTTTCAAGTGCTCCTTCTTTTATAAAGCCAGCAATAACACCACCAACTGCTAGGTCTTTTAAAGGCCCGGCCAACTCCCCTAATACACCAGCTATTGATTTTAAGTTATCAGTATCTTTGATCTCAGACATAGCTGAAAGGGAATCACTAATTAACTGAATGCCCTCACCAGCCATTTTAATTCCTTTACCTACGGCCATTATAGCGACACTAGTACCAATAAAGATTCCAGTAAGAACTGCCGCTCCTAAAATTACAGGCGGTACACCAAATGCCGCTAACACTACAGAAAATCCTAGCAACAAAGCCTTCATTCCGATAATTGCGGCATAAACAGCTCCGCCTACTGCTAACGTGGCACCAAGAGGTCCTAGCCATATCATAGCGTCCATTAGTGATGACCACCAGCTTGTTTTATCACCTGGTTCTTCTAATTTTTTTTGAATAGCTTCAAGTTCCAGCTTGGCCTCTTCGACAGTCTTTTTAACCATCTTCCCATTTACTTCCATCGTAACCATGCCGTCTTTTGAAGCCGCTATTGCGGCTGTAAGTTTTGCCTGTGTTGCTTCTAATGCCTTAACTTCTGCAGTTCGTTCTTTACCAAAAAACATATCCTTAACCCAGCCAGGTATCGAAATGCCGGCTTTGAAAAGTCCGGGGGCAAGCCATTTCTCAAATAGTTCTCTAAAGTTCATTTCTTTTACATCTTTTATTAACTCAGCAATTCCTGTTTTAAACTTTAGACTAAATTCTTTAAATTTTGCAATTCCGTCGTCTGATTTCAGCCATTGAACAACGTTACCGAGTTGAAGTGACAACTCTTCAAACATTGGTGCCAAGCCCTTCATAACTTCTTGACGTACATCCATTATTTGTTGCTGGAAGTTCATTACTTGTTTTTTAGCATTTGCCATTGTTATTGCTTGTTCTTTTTCAGCCTCTGTCATTTTCTTAAACGCATCTTTACCAATACCCATCATTGCTATTTGAGAGTCAAAAAGTGTAATACCTTTACTTGCGGCTACTCCCCAGGTATCGCCTTCTACTTTTGCTCTTTCTTTTGCTTTTGCGATTGCGGTTTTAAACACCTCCTGGAACTCATCAGTTGTCATTCTATTTTCTTTAACTGCTAAAGCGGCCAACCCTAATTCTTTATTGTTTACCATTATTGATTTACCCATATCAGTGATTGGAGCACCGCCCATTGCAATTATATCTTTATATCCTGCTTCTAGTTCAGGTGATGCCGATTTTATCATAGCTAATATGCCTTGGACATTTTCTTTAGCACCTTCATCCATTGCGGCAAATACAGCATTCATCTTCTTATCCATTGATTGCTCTTTAAGAGCCGCGGCCGCTTGTTTTCTTGACATACCAGTAATTCTTGTTAACTGATCTAATTGGAGTAGATAATTTTGAGCACCTTTAATCATTTGCGTTTGATTCTTACTAGCTAGTCTGCCTTGTATTCTCTGTAAATCAAGATATTCAGCAGTATATTCTCCTACTTCGTCCATAGTATAACCTAAGGCGGCAAATTCCATATCCATGTCTTTAACGCCTTTCGTAATTTCACTAAATTCTCTCATACCTCTAGAAGCGCCGCCAAATGCTAATGCCAGGTTATTAGCTTGATCACCCATAAGAGCAGAGTAAGACTCTAAACTCATTCTAGCTTTTGCCGCCTGGTCAAAAACCGACATTAAGCTATCACCTAAATCGCCACCAACTTGAGCTAATTGTCTAGTAGTATCAATTTGCGTATCAAGAACAGTTACAAGTGATTGAATTGGACCAGCCACCATACCAAGTAATGGAATCTGTTGTGCTAATCCTGCCAGGTGTGTTGTATAGTCTGCTATATTTGTTTTGCCTTCAAGAAGAGCGGAACCAAGTCCACCTATATTAGAAGAAACTCCTTGTGCAAAACCTTTTAAACTTTGTTTAAAATTATCAAATGCTTTACTGCTTTTTTCAACTGTTTTAGCGTGTTTACTAGTTGCTGTTGTATCCTTGCCAACATCAGCAGTATGTTTTTTTTGTGCTTTTGCCGCCTTATTAATTTGGTCAGTACCCTTTTCCTGGGCTTTATTAAATAGACTTTGTGCGTCGCCGCCGCCACCACCTTTACCTAAGGCCTTTAATATTTTTTGGAGAGTGGCTTCGGAGGCGGCATTACTTGTGATGCCATCCATATTACCGCCACGATATGTTACTTCTACCATAATTAAAACCCAAGTTAATAGTTCATCATAAATATTGCTATGAACTTTAATATATTTATCCGGAGAAAAACATGGCTAATCAAATGACAATGCCGGGGAGTATTCCAGTAGGACCGCAGACAACACCTCTTTCTCCTGATGGAACACAACCTCAAATGGCCCAGCCTAATCCATTACAAAAATACTTTAGGCAACCTAAGGTTTATATAACGCTACCTAGCAAAGGTAACTGGTATCCACAAGGAGCAATAGAAATGCCCGACAATGGAGAAATACCAGTTTATGCTATGACGGCAAAAGATGAACTTACATTTAAAACACCTGACGCATTATTAAATGGTACGGCAACTGTAGATGTTATTCACAGTTGTGTACCAGCTATTAAAGATGCTTGGAATATGCCGACAATTGATTTAGATACAGTCTTAGTTGGTCTTAGAATAGCAACATATGGACATGAGTTAGATCTAAAAAGTAAAGTTCCAGATACTGCTCCTATTATGGACAAATCTTATACTTTAGATTTAAGAAAAATACTTGATAAGTTTGGTGGAATTACATACGATCATGTACTTAATCATAATGGCATGAAAATTACTTTGCGTCCTCAAAATTATACAGAGTTTACAAAAACTGCACTTAAAACATTTGAAGAACAACGGTTATTTTCAGCTGTTAATGATACAGAAATATCTGAAGAAGAAAAACTTAAAAGATTTAATGATTCTTTTATAAAACTAACAGATATCACTATTAATACTGTAACAAATTCAATTGTACAAATCCAAGTTGGTGACGATGTTGTTGTAGACAAAGGTCATATTGCTGAGTTTATAGAGAAAGCTGATAAAGAATTCTATACAGCAATTGTCGATCATGTTCAATTACAACGTGCTAAATTTGAAATGCAACCTATAGATGTAGAAGCAACTGAGGAAGAAGTAAAAGCAGGTGCACCTGCGAAGTATAAGATTCCTGTATCGTTTGATCAATCAAATTTTTTCGCGTAAGGATTTCAACATTACCTCTTGATGAGATCCTAAGAGAAGTTGATAACTTAGATAACGAGGTTAAACAATTTAGATACGATCTTGCCAAACTTTGTTGGTATATGCGTGGAGGTGTAACCCTTGACGAAATGTATGCTACAAGTTATGATGATAGAGAAGGGTTTGTAAAATTAATTCAATCTAATATGGAAACTACTAAAAAGACGCAACTGCCGTTTTTTTAAAGTTCTGCGCCGTCATTACTAGTTACTTTAAATCCAGCACCTTTAACAGTATCAATTGCTTTTTTAACTTTTCCGCTTAATTCAGCACCGGCTGGATTATTGCCCCTTCTAGCCGCCATTTTTAATTCTGGATCAGTAGCTGTTGGTTCAGCTGTAGGTTCTGCTGTAGGTTCTGCTGTAGGTTCAGCACTTCTAGGTTTTAAATTTTTTGTTGGAATTGCTACCTGTTGGTTATTTCCATATGATACAAGTGTATTATCTGGAGCTGTTGGACTTGGTCCTATAACTGTTCCGGCTCCTTCTTTTCCTTTATTACTTGTCCATGTAACTTCATCACCTTGTTTTAATTCAGGTGCCGCTGGTGCTTCTGGTTCAGCAGTTGGTTCTGCTGTAGGTTCTGCTGTAGGTTCTGCTGTAGGTTCTGCTGTTGGTTCAGCAGTTGGTTCTGCTGTTGGCTCTGCTGTAGGTTCTGCTGTAGGTTCTGCTGTTGGTGTATCTGCTGTTGCCGGAGCATCTGGTTCTGTTGTTGGTGTATCTGCTGTTGCTGGTTCTTCTGGTGCCGGATATATTTCGCCTCCACCATATTTTGATTTTCCACCTACATCAGCTGTACCTTGAAATCCGCTTTTTATATAATAGTTAATAATTTTC